GGAACCGCTGGTATATATGATGAATTAGAAGAAATAGAAAATGAGGAAGTAACTCTTGATAATTTTGTTCGTAAGAGAGTATATAGTAAGTGAACTACCTCGCAGCAGAGCTGACGAAGCATCAAGGGTCACCGCCTTTGCTAATGCAAACGACTATCTATGTTTTTTGCTTAAAGCAGGAATCGGTCCCCGACCCCGGCTATATTTTTACTTTTGGTTTTTGTTTTTTCAATATTTTCAATTATATTTGTCATAGTTCTTTGATGTTGTATATTTGCCCTTGACAATGGAAGCGTAGGGACACGCTCCGAATGTAAAGAGTTCCTGAACAATGATTTGTCAGTCAATATTGTTCCGAAAGATGTTAACTTAGTTGTTATCATAGGTCGTTTTCACAAGCCCATCACATCGCTTTTGCGTGGATGGGTAGTTCACGATGCCTGGCAGCTCTGCTGCGAGGTAGTTCACTCTCTTAGACAAAATATAATATAATGGCAGAACTTACTATAAATACGATGGGGTCTTATCAGAGCGGGTCATACCCGTTCCCTAAAGATGAGATCCCTATTTCACAAAAAAACGAGAACTGGGGAAGGAAGTTTTGTGAGGCTATGTATGCTGCTTATGTTACAGATCGATCAGGAGTACCCTATTCAAGTATTGATGAATTGAACACCCTACGACAGTATGCTGAGGGAAACCAAGATGCGTCACAATACCAAAATATATTATTGGATGAGTCTGAAGATGGGTCAGAGCTGGAAGGCTATATGAATCTTAACTGGGATATATTGGCGGTGATGCCTAAGTTTATGAATATCATCCAAGGAATATTTGAAGAACAGGAACATTCAATTGTTGCGAGTGCGGTAGATCCCAAAAGCACCAGAACCCGTGAATTAGACAAGCTTAGGAAGTGGTTTAAGGGAAGATATAAGCCAATGCTGGATGCAGTAAACAATATTGCTGGCTATCAGCCGGAGCCAGAGTGGATTCCGGAAACACTTGATGAATTAGGAATATATGAACAGACCGGCGGCTTTAAATTGGTTAAGGAAACAGAGATAGAGGAAGGTTTAGATTATTCCTTTTATATTTCTGACTGGAAAGAGATAAAGCGCAAAATGATTTATGATTTTGCCTCCATTAATAGTGCAGCCGTAAAAGACTATACAGACCAATACACACGCAAGGCCAAGGCCAGATATGTAAATCCTGCCAAACTAATAATCCAGTACAGCCGGTATTGGGATCACCGAAACTCAGAATATGGTGGTGAAGTAATACAGGAATCAATAAGCAATATAAGAAAGAACACTGACCTTTCAGAGGAGATATTGCGCCAACTGGCTCAGTTTTACAACGGAAGATCATCAAACCTTACCATATCATCATGGGCCGAGGATGACCTGAAATTGGAAGGTGGAGGATGGAAGTATGATAATTTTATGATCGAGGTGGTGGATGCTGAATGGTTTTCTGTGAATGAGAAAGGTCGCACTTACCGCACTAATTCAAGGGGAGATACATTTTCTTATGATGAGAAAGAAGGTACTACCCATGATACTCAAAAGAAAACCACCGTCCTGAAAAAATATAAAGTTGTCTACCGGGCAAAATGGATAGTGGGAACAAACTATGTTTATGATTTTGGGTTGCAATATGATGTTCCCCGGCCCGGGAAAAAAGAAGTTGAGCTATCTTATAAATTTTACAAACTACCGGGGCGTTCAATAGTTGACCTTTCAAGGTCAAATGTTGATCAGATGGAACTAACATGGTTTAAGTTACAAAACGCACTTGCCATGTCGTCTAATAGCGGTATAGCGGTTGAATACACATCCCTAATGAACATGAAATTAGGGGGGCAAAAGATGGAGCCGATGGAGATATTGGCCATACGCAGGGAAACAGGCGACCTTATCTACAAAGCAACAACACACCTTGGAAAGCCAAACCTGCCGGGAGGCATGAGGCCAATACAGGAACTATCGGGAGGTATAGGTCCTCAACTGGAGGAGTTTGTCCGTCTCTTTGAGATGAACCTTGAAATGATAAGAGAAGTGACAGGCATTAACAGGATAGCTGATGCATCAAACCCGGATCCCAATCAGAGTGTTGGTGGTAGCCAGATGGCTATTGCCGCAACAACTAATTCTCTTAAACCTTTGTATTCAGGGTATGCACGCCTGAAAGAAAAGGTGGCTCGCAGTCTGGCTCTTAGGATCCAGTTGTTGATTAAGCATGATAAGAAAGCGTATGAGGGCTATATTCCTGTTGTAGGGGGGTCCGGAGTAAAAATATTAAGTGTTGGTGCTGATGCTATAGATGCTGATTATGAAATAAAGATCCAGGCCAGGCCAACAAAAGAGCGCAAGCAGGTTATTATGGAGGCGGCAATGAAATCTATGCAGCCTGACAAAGATGGATATGTGGGTATAGAGGAGTCAGACTTTATGATGATTGAACGCCTGTTAGAGAACGGTAATGAGAAATTGGCCGAGATAATGCTAAATTACCGGTCACGGAAAAACAAAGAACGTCAGCTTAAATTGCAGAGAGAGAATATGGAGATAAGTTCCAAAAATGATCAGCAGTCAAAAATAGTTGCCGCCGAAGAAGAAAGGAAAAACATGAAGTTTGAGAGTGACCTGGAAATGCAGAAAGAGACAGTTAAGGCTGATCTTGAAGATCGTAATAATAAGAGAGAGCATCAAAGAAAATTAGAACAAATAGCTTTAGAGCAAACATATAAGGAAAACACAGATCAATCAAAATTAAAAACTAAAACGGCTTAATTATGAAAGAGAAAGATTTTATGAACAATCCTGAGTTTGATGCATTGAAAGATGTGGAAGGCGTTGATGCCAACAAACTCATAGAGACAGCAACAGGGGAAAAACCGGAGGAATCAGGTGATGAGCCGCCCAAGCCCGAAGGACAAGGAGGTGATGAGCCGCCCAAGCCCGAAGGACAAGGAGGTGATGAGCCGCCCGGAACGCAAAAAAAAGACGAACCGCCGGTCCCATCATCGCAGGACGATATACTGAAAGAGATTTTCGGGGATCGTTTTAAGACGATTGATGAGGCCAAGCAAGCGAATATAAACGGGGTACTGGAAGAGGTCGAAAGCCTGAGACAGGCCAAGATTGATCTGGAATCACAACTTTCAACAAAGCCCAAAACAAACTTCGCAAATGACGAAGTGGCTCTTTATAATGAATTTGTGAAAGAAACCGGTATTCGTAATTATGGGGTGTTTGAGAAAATTAACAGTGCAGAATTAGCGAACATGGATCCCATGGACGCACTTGTAACAAAGCATCTGTTTGATCACCCGGAATTATCTGGTAAGGAAGCCTTGGTTCGTAAACGCTTCGAGAAGAAGTATAACGTGGATCCTGACCAGGTAGATGAGGAAACGCTTGAACTCAACAAACTTGACATGGAGACTGATGGAGGCTCCGCAAAACAGGCGTTGCAGGAGTTGAGAGGGAAGTTAAAAATTCCCGAGCCAGCTGCCGAAGAAGAAAAACCAAAGGAGTTATCTCCGGAGGAAAAGTCCAAACTGCAAGATGCATGGGGGAACATAGGCCAGCAGGTCAGTAAAGCTCTGGAAAAGCTGAAAGTACCCATCAAAAATGGAAAGGAATCTCTTTTGGATTATGAAGTATCAGAGTCCGAACAGAAAGAGATCCGAGATTTTGTCGCAAGTTATGCCGCTGAGAACCAAATGGAACTTGACGAAACAAATGTGCGTACAGTATCACATATGGTTTATAACCAGTTGATGATGAATAAGCTACCAGACATCGTACATTCCGTATTTGAGAAGGCGAGAAGTCTGACCGAGGAAGAAGTTCATTCTCTATATGAGAATCCATCACCATCCAGAAACACAGATACCCCACCTGGACCAACGGAGACCCCAAAGGGGGATGCCGAGAAAACCCAGGATGATATCTTTGATGCAGAGATGGGCCGTTACAACAAGTAATCTAAGTAAGAGGTGTGTATTTATGTTGAATTTAAAAAAAGATAAATTATGAATCCAGATGCTATTGCGCAAATATACGCCTCAGATATAGTATCAGGCTTTGATATTCACAAGCCTGAGAAACTAAACGTACTCTTCGCAAGGTACGGAGATCAGGGGGCAAGTTATTTCCAACTGCTCAGGTCCATGGGATTTGAGAAGGAAGTAAGTCTTGATACCTATTCGCACTATGAGGAAAACCGAATCCATGAAGTCTGTATTGTTGAAGATGCTGTCACCCAGCCCGCCATCGGTGATGACATTACTTTTGTTCTCAATTCAGATAGTTTGGATGGAAATGATAA